ATTACGGAGGCTGGGTATGCCCTAAGTGTGGTTACGTTTGGGCATGGTGGGTGGCTGGTTGTAGTAATTGCAACCAGCTTAAAGTATGCACAGTCCCAACAACAACAGTGTCTCAGGGATATTTCACGATAAAATGAAGTGAGGCAGGTCGTGGGCTGCGAAAGTGGCAAGAGAAGGAACGGAAGCACAGGGGAAAGACATGATACCCGAATGGCTTAGGCACTTCATCCAGTATCCGTTACGTCTGGATGCCCGACCTGCTTTATTGGAGGTAAGTTGATGCGAAATTGTAATTGTCCAGAAGATAGACATGGTTGTCAAGTGCATACAATAGATTGCAATGTCACAAAAAGTATTGCCAAATCTAATAAATTTTGTTGGATTTGTTCAAGAAGATTCTGGGGAAATAGAAAATATTTAATAGAAGCTGAAGGATATTATAAAGTTGTTCATAAATCTTGTGCAAAACAAGATGGATTTAAAACAATAATACCTGTTTAGTGGGTCAGTATGTTTAGAATTTATTTTGATCAAGTAAATCAAGTTTTCTTTGATGTGGAATCTAATTCAGAATCAGAAGCTATAACTCAGGCGTGGAAATTATGGGTAGATTATGCTGTTCCTGACATCGAAGTAGAAAGATTAGAAGAATAAGGCAGGTCGGAGGCGAAAGCCATTCTCCGTCATTAAATGCAGGAACAACGATACCAGTGGAGAATCCTGCCCGACTTGCCTTATTGAAAGGAGAAGATATGAAGAGACCAGGATTTACAGTTGAAAAAAAGAATGGCATTAATTATGATGCTAATCATTTATTTTATGCTTGGATGGAAGGACAATGGGTTTTATCTTTCATTTGTTCTGGTATATTAATATCTTGTCCGATTGGTGAGGTAAAAGAAATCAGATTTTCAGTTGAAGGTGCAAACAATTGTAATGAGTGTGATGAAAATACCTTTGAAGGTAGTTATGATTGAATGTCCTATAAAGTGAGGTGATGTGGACATGAAAAAAATATTGATAGTTTTGCTTCTATTTGGTATCACAATTTTTTACGATGTTGATAATGAGATAGGTTGGGTTTGGGTTAATGCATCGGTGGAAAATGGCACAATTTTGGCATATCCAAAGACAAATCAGGTTCTTTGGTACAGTTCAAGTCGGTTAGTTTATCAACAAACCTGGGACGAATTTCTAAAAGAGTCAGGAGGAGGTATTCTTAAGAGCCTTAAAAATTCTGGAATCATAATCCACCGGAAGAATTTAAAAGAGGGTCCTAAAATAATTTATTAAAATGAAGAGAGCAAAGGAGTCGCCCGATTGGGTCCGTTTCATAGGGAAAGTTTACAGCGAGGGATATGAGGTTATAAGTCGACTCGGAAATCCCATCGTCATGCACAAGACCAATACCCCGTTTGCCAGAGAAACAGTCTGGTTTTGTTTCTTTAGGAAAAGGAACGGGAAGTTCTCCGTCCACCAAAAGAAGGGCATGGAGATACTTGAAGCCCTGGGTTTGCATATCTTCAGGTGGCCGGAGAAATGACACTCTTAAGGTGTATCTCTTTGGAATTTCCTAATTAACTGCTGGTAATTTGTTGGCTCAAAATGCTCGTCGAGTTTCAAGATCACAACGCAGTCATCTCCAATTCCCCACCGCAAGGCCAGGAATGTCCCTGGCTTCAGATCGCCAAAGCTGGAGTGTTCAGGATGCTCTGCAAAGTGCTTGGCAGCCCTTTGAGCAAAGGCCATTTCTTCCTCTAAACCTGACCAATAGACCATTTTCATACAACTCACCTCCGTTTTCATATCTGTAGCTTCACAGGATCGCTCAGGAGCAGAGATCTCCCCATCCCAAGGGTTGATACAGGGGTCATCTTGCGACATTTTGCTCAATATAGCGTTATGTATTTCCTTAACCAGCAGAAATCTTTCGATTTTTTCCTTGTCGTTTGTCGATTCCAAGAAGATTTTAAGCATTATGTCTGAGCAATCTATTAACTCTTGGCGCATTTCCTGGGGACTTTCTAAGCCAGATCGGCGGGATTGGAGTATCTCGTTTATCAATAACTTTATCATCATTCTTCACCACCTTTCTAAATCTTTTCTATATCTTATAGTAACTCATCTTATTTCTTATCTGCCGTTCAACATCTTCTACACCATATTTTTTAACATCCTTTTTTAACATATTTCTGAAGATTTTCATATCGCCTTCGCTCACATCGCTCAAACTTTTTACATCCTTATACGCACTATGACTTCTAATAAAATCAAGCAACAAGCCATCTTCTTCACCACTTTTCTTTTCATGCCAGCACTCCATACATTCTACGCATTCACTCAATGGCCTAATGCATAAGTCTTTTTCCATCATATTGTCTTCATCTTGGTCTTTTATAGCGGGTTTGATTGTTAGCTTATATTCTCTCATCGCCTTTCTCTCCTTCCCTCAATTTTTGTTAGTTAGTTTGCATATTTGCGTTTGCATATCTGCGTTTGCATATCTGGCCTGGTCTGCGTGCTTGCCTGTTCCTGTGTCGAGTCGGTGGTCTGCGGGGCTTCGGGAGTCGGGTCGGGTCGTTCCGTAGGGTCTTTGAGTCGGGTCGGGTCGTTCCTGGGTCGGGGGTGTCTCCCTGTTCCTGCGGGGTCCTAATTCCAGGGTCAAAAAGGTGATTATCCATAAAAATATGATAGGGGTCGCTGATAAAATTAAAAATTCGTAGTGCATGACCTTCCTCAAAGTAATTTGATGAGTCCTTGCAAGATCACAATGATTAAAGATACTGCAAGCGGTTCGAGGATGATAGCTATAAAGCCTTGTATAAAACCTTTTAAGATTTTCATTTCTTTTCAGTTCCTTCTTGGTCTGGCCTTCTTTGGAGTCTGTCGCTGTCAATCCATTTCTGGCCTTTTCCATTCAAGGGCGTGATTAAAACTTGTGTTCTGTTCCATACCTGGCGGGCGTCAATAACTTGGACGTTGATTTCTAATCCTTCAAGATGAGCTGTGGCTGTTCTGTTGATCGGGTTAACCCGGTCTGTCAAGTCGATCAATAACTCGGTTACGGTTTTCATTGTTTCTAATCCTTTCTCCAGGTTGGCCTGGTCTGTGTTTAGGCCTGATCGTCCATTAAAAGGGTCTGACCGAATGGGGGCTTGAATCTTTTATAATCTTCTTTCCCTTTGATTATCCATAGGGCGGGCTGATCAGGTGTCTTTGGAAAGTTATTGCATTGTCCATCGGTCAATATTATGATTGCCTTTGGGTCAAGTCCTTCCTTTTCGATTTTTTCAAAAGGCGGTTTATAGTTTGTTCCTCCTCCGAGGTTTGAAAGTTTTAAATTTTTAATGTCGGTGTCGTTCTGGATCGTAAAGGGATCGGTGGCCTTCGTGTCAAAAAAGATTATTTTAAGTTCTGTTCCTTCGTATAATTCAAGGATACCTTTAATTTCGCTTACAAGGTCGGTTAAGTCCTGGGGGCTTATGCTTCCACTTGCGTCAATTAAGCAAATTATTTCTCCTAATTCGGGGCTTAATAATGATGGAAGATAAAATCCCTGGCCTAAATATCTTCGGTTTGGGATCGTCCATGTAAAGTCGTTTCTGGATCGGTTGTCAATAAACTCTGCAAGTTTTTCCTTCCAATTTATTCTTGGTTCGGTCAATTCCTCTATTAATCTTTCAAAACTTCCCGGGAGGTGGCCTTGTTTTTTTGATATTTGGGCAGTTTGGACGTTATACATTTTTTGTTCGAGTTCGGCCTGTTTAGTTTGGTCGGGCGTTCCTGGGTAGTCAATCACTCCTCCCATATTTCCAGGATCGGGGCAAGGTTCGGGCTGTCCCTGGCCTTGTCCCTGTGGCTTTCCCTGGGGCTGTCCCTGGCCTGGCTGTGTCTGTCCCTGGGGGTCGTGTGGCAGTTTGTTATAAATTGTCTCCGCTTCCATGTTGTGATATTGCGGGTCGTCAAGGTGGCCTTCACAAAGTTTAAAACCTGCGTCTTTTATTATTGGGTTAACGGCATAATCGCAAGCTATATTAAATTTTTTGAGCTCTCTGCCTTGTCGCCTAAAGGGATGTAATAAAATAACGTGGGTTACTTCGTGGGCTAACACTCCTTTAACTTCTTCCAGGGTGATCGAATTAACAAAGGGCGGGTAAAAATAAATTACTTTCCCATCGGTGGCCATCGTTCGGGTCTTTATCCCTGCGCTATCTTCAATCATTTCAAATCTGAAAAGGATTGAAGCAAAAAAAGGCTGGTCAAGATAAAGCGATACTTTTGCTTTTTCAATTTTTTTCTGGGCCGTTAGTTTTTCCATATCAATAAAGTCCTTCCATTTTCTTTAAAATTTCGCTGGCGTTGTTTGCGGTTTCCTGTCTTGCTGTCGGGTATTCTCTCAAGGTGTCGGGTTGATACTTCGTTAATTTTTCGCTTACTTCTTCTCTCAACTTTTCAAGGGTGGGATCGTTGGTAACATTAAGGGCTGGCAATATCTTCACAAGGTCAATAATGTTATCAATCAAACTGTCCCTAAATATGGCCTTTGGATCGCTTAAGCGTTCCTGGGCGTGTTTTATGCAGTCGTGGAGTCGGAGATAAAGGTCTTTCATGGCTTGGGCTATTGCGTTGTTTTTTCTGGTTTCAAGGTCTTTGTTTAATTGGTCAAGTTCGTCCTGTTGAATATTAACCCTTATATCTCCTTCTTCCGGGATCGGGTCAAAAGTTAATTCCATATAAAACTTTTCCCTTATCGTGTTGGGATCAGCGTAGTCCTGCGGGTTAAAAAGTCCGTTTAATTTGCTCTGGGCTTCTTTGATGAGATCGGGGTATATCGCTTTAAAACTATCTGCCTTCTCGTTAAAGAGAGTCTTGTATCTTCTTATTTGGTCGGTATATGCCTGGTAGTTGTCACAAGGTAAAAGGCGTTTCCCTTCGTCCGTCCAGGGTAAAGTATTCGTGTAATGATAGGTTCGTATTTCGTTGGTCAATTTGGTGATTTCGTCAAGGTGGCCTTTGCCTATAACAAACTTTCGATAAGTCCCTGCGTCGTGGGTCTGGAAGGTGTTATCAATGGTTTGCTCTGCCTTCTTGTCCTGTTTCTTCCCTGTGTATTGGCCTATTTTTAAAGTAACTAACATCGCCTTTTCTGTGATTTTAATACTCATGGTTTCCTTCCTTTCTGGCCTGTGGCCTGTGTTATACTAAAACATCTTGGTGTTTTAAATTCCACTCAATGAATTCCCTTGTTTTAACCAGGTTTTTCTTTTTGGTGATTGTGTCCACTATCAACATAACGCTGAAGTCCGAAGGGAGTCGGTTAGCGTATTTCACAATGTTAGAAAAAGTTTGCTCACTTGCTCTTTGTGTCAATGCTCCGCAAAGGGCATAAAGAGTTGAGGGGTCTTTTGGTACATTAACTTCGTCGGGTCTTAAAACTATTAAGTCGGGATCGGGCAAGGACCGGGCTATTTTGAGAAAGGCCATGAATTCAATGGCCATGCCTTCTCCTATGCTTCCGCTTATTAGTTCAAGTTCCGCTTCGGGCGGGTATTTATGTTGTAAAATTTGGCTTACGTGCTCCCAAGTCCGAGGGCAAGGGCTATTTACCATGTCTTTCGTTGGTTTGAAGTCTAAAAGGGCGTTTCCTTTCCATCTATTAAAAGCTATCACTTCGAAGGAAAAGTTATTTTCAAGTGCATATTTACAAAAATCATCAAGGTCGGCGTCGAGGTGAATTATTTTAAACCTTGACTTAACTGGTTCTAAAATTCCGCTTACTCCTGCAAGGTCTTGTCGTCTGTTTGAACAAGCGAAAAAAACCACTTCCGGACTTACTCGGTGGCCGTTTATCCTGCCTCCGTGGATTAACTGCATGGCGGGGGCTTGCACTCCTGCGGGGGCTTGTCCGAGGTCGTCAAGCAAATAAACAGTTCGCCTTGTGGCTTTTATTAGTTTTTCCAGATCGTCAAAAGGTATAAAGGTTGCCTTTGGGTTCCCTTCCTTGTCGGTGAAAACCCAGGGAAAACCTTTATAATCTGTTGGGTCGCTTACTACAGGGTGACTTATAATTAAGTCGGCCTTTTCTTCCTCTGCGGCCTGAATCGTGATTGCGGTCTTTCCCACTCCTGGGGATGAGATAATTAATAGGTTATCCTTCTCTCTAATTGCTGTTTTTAGGCATTCCTTTAAAAGAGATGGTTTCATTATCTTCCCTTCCTTTCTGTTGGCTTTGGAGTGGGTTAACCCGTCAAGTGTCACTCCGTATCGTGGGATGCAGAGTGGGTTAATCTCCGCACGGGCTGGTTATCGGGTATCCAGCCAACCCCTTCATTGTTTTTACCTTTAATAAGCAAGCTGCGTGCCAGACTTAAACAAAATTCCTCAATGATTTCAATAGCGCAAACTTTGTCATCTGTCGCATTTCACAACAGACTGACAATTTACGTCCTGTGGAAATGTTGATAAATCACTTAACTACTTGATTCTACAAAAGATAAAAATTTTATAACAAAGTGACAATTTTTTGTAAACTCCCTGCCTTCTTATTATCCTTCCCTTCTTTCCCTTCGGAAGTCCTTCTCTGTCGCTTACCATAAGAGGGAGGGGAAGAGAAAAGGGGGGATAAAGGGGGGATAAGTGTAAGGGGCGGGTGTCCTGTCCTCCGGGTAAAGAGTATTTACTCTATTCAAAGGAGCGGGCGCGGTCTGGATACGTAAAGAGGGGTGAGGGGGTTTGTCTGCGGAAGGGTCAAAGGGGAAAGTGACTCGCATACTGTCGGGTTGTCGTCCTGTTGGTTCGGCCTGCAGGCTGGGAGATCGGGGGGCGGGGGGAGTTGAGTGCGTGGAGTTTGTGAAGGTTTAAAAGTTCTGGCTCTCTGTTCTTGGGTGATCGGTTCGGGGTTGTTCCTGGCCTTCGAGGGTCTGATAATGTATATAATGTTAACTTTAGGCGGGCGAGGTTTCTTAAATGATTTCATTGGCTTGCGGGCGGGCGGGCGTGTGTGAAAAATTATGTGAACTGCGGGCGGGCGGGGCGGCCTACCCATACGCCCATGTCGTCAACGACCCCTTCGGCGGGGCGACCCCTCTGCGATTGGTTCCCTCCCCCCTCCGTGACGTGTCATGTATTGGAAATATTTAGGATGTTCCACGTGAAACGTCTTAAAATTTAGGGTGTCAGCCAATTTTTTTTCAGGTGGATGTCGATTTTTCTTGACTTTATATTTTTGATTGTGTAAATCTTGAGAATAATGCTGAGAAAGCTGTGTAGTTTGATTATTAAATTGACGGCCTTTGCGCTTGAGAATATGAGAAGCTGGAAGTTGCCGATTATAATTTTAGCTGTCGGGTTATTGGTATGGGCTATGGCTGGATTATTGCCTGTTAGAATAAAAATTACGAAGGAGTCGGAAAAGTTTTTATCCCTCACCATCCCTTATGTTAAAAGAATTGATTGGTATGTTGAGATTAAAAAATGGGCTGAAGTGATCGGGCAGACTCTATCGGGGCTTGGCAGCCTTGCTGTCCTGGCAAAAATGGTGGTTGAGGTGTTTAAAAGAAAGGAGAAATGATATGACATGGGGTAACGTTGCAAGAAAATATGGACCATACATGTTCGACGAAGAGACACTGGACAAGAATTTTACCTATCACCCGCCGAAGGAAGATCAGCGGTCAGTGGGAGAGATACGAGCTAATCCTGGCCACGGCAAAATCGTTTGCGAGTTTAATCTTAGCCATGTGCCCATATTCAGAAGAGCAATCCATGGCCTTAACAAAGCTGGATGAAGTTGTCTTTTGGGCAAATGCTTCGATTGCAAGAAATGAGTAAGAACCATGGCTATCCATCCTGGGCAAAAATTTGATCGTGTGCAAATGTGGGACATGGTCAAGGAAGGCAAGAAAGACAAAGAGATTGCGAAAGCCCTTGGTGTATCAGAAAGGGCAATCAGGGGCGCCAGAAAGAAACTAAATCTCTCCATCGTGAAGCAGACGACCCTTGAGACAGCCCATGAGATCGTAAGGCGGGAGCTTGACGTGGTGGACCAGCTCTCGCAAATCAATAAGCGGTCGAATGAAATTCTTGACGACCTTGTGCTGTGGATACAGGGCAAGGAGCCGAAGACGGTCAAACCTGAAGGCAAGGATGCCCGGAGCATGGCGCTCGACACGATCAAAGAGATTCGGATGCAGCTCTCATTCCAGGTTGAGATAATGAAAGTCCTTGCGGATTACCGAGTGTCACAGGATTTTCAGAAGGAAGTGCTTGAAGTAATCTCAAGTGCCAGCAAGTGTCCTGATTGTGGTGAGCCCATCATCTGTAATAAATGCGAAAAGAAGATTGATCTTGGAGTTACGATCTTCCATAGACTGAAGGCCCTCAAGGCTTTACGGGCCTCGGTTGAGATAACGAAATGACCATCTTGAACCTTTTGGACAACATGAAACGCAATTTTGAGAAAAATGGATTGAAGGCCAAATATCTCTATCTCTCAAACATTGCCCATGATCAGCTCGTTCGTGAACTCAATAGAAGAGATGGGAAGAAACATACAAATGTATTTGAGATCTTTGGGATGAGAGTTATCATTGATCCCCACTGCCCTCCTCAGGGTGCATACATATCAGCGGAGAAGATGGAATGAAGAATGGTAATGAATGGAGAAGGCATTGGTCAACACAAGCCGAGATAGAATTCCTTGATGGTATTGGGAAGAAATGGAGGGGACAAGATTTCGCACAGGACCCAAACTTGAGGTTAAAATGCTTGATGGGTTATAGGGATTCAATTTTAAATAGGTCAAATTGGGGAGATATTGACCGAGATGAAATCGTTAAATATCTCAACAAGATTTTGGTTGACTACGGTATCGAAGAGTTGATCATAAACCCAATACAGAAAGAAGGAGAAAAAGAATGATCGAATCAGATGAGAAGGCTGACATTGTTCTCGAAGTCCAGGATGTCACCCACGATGTGAAGGTTGATACAAAGGCTGATACGAAGATTGATGATGAGTCTACAAATGGGTGAAGTGAAAAGAAGGAAAGAAATTCAAAATAAAAAAAAGGAGGAAGCAAAAATGAGCGAGAGACCCGTGTGCGCAAATTGTCCTTATTGGAACCCGATAGAGCCTGGCCCTGACGGAGAATGCAGGGCAGACCATCCCTATCCCATTCTTATACCTTATCAAACCCTTCTCGACAAGAAGCCACAGATCGGAGTCAATTCATTCTTCCCTAAAACGAGGCCTGACATCTGGTGCGGGCGGCATCCAGGATTTATGGTCGGTGAACTTATCCCGAAGATTCCAGATGAGCTGATACCCAATAAGGAGGGATGACGATGATCTGGCATAAAGTAGATTCGTCGAATGTGGAGGCCGTTGCTTACCGCAGTGGTGATATTAAGAAAGGCTCTATGGTGGGCATTCTCTCCGTCAGATTTATAAAGGGAGGCATTTATCACTACCTGGATGTGCCCGAAGAACTTTACCGGGAACTCCTTGAAACTCATTCGCCAGGAAAGTTTTTGGCCGAGCGGATCAAAAATGTTTATGACTATGTCAAAGACCAGAACTCCAAGCCATTATAGAGAGGGATAGTGGAAGACCTCTGTGAAAGATGTGGCCGGTGTTGCCTCCTGAAACGCCCATTTGGGAATTTATGGATTGCCCTCGATGAGCACTGCCCCCAATTTTATCTTGACAATGGAAAAGCAACGTGTAAAATATATGGGAAACATACTGGCACGATCACGGGCGAGGTTCTCTGTTTAAGTGTGGAGCAAACACTGGAAGCAGGTTTACTTCCAAATGATTGTCCGTATGCGAAGCGAAAGCCAGGATACAGAAGCCTTGTGATCAATTATTGAAGAGGAGGAGAAATTTTATGAAGATTGGCAAGAAAGCATTAAAGATGAGTTCTGGAGAGATTAGACATTTTGCCTCTGAAAAAAAGCGTGATAACTTTGAAGAGGTTGCCAGGGCCTATGCTCATGGCTGGAAAGGACCAAGGAAGGGGAAAGATAAATCTCACCACAGTCCTGCCAAACCGCTGTAAGGAGGTTGTTCCCATGTCAAAAATACCCAAGAAAATATTGAAGTGGCGGGAGAAGCAGAAACCAGGTGCGATCATGTCTCCCGAAAAGTTTGAATCGATCAAAAAGGGCGTTGCGAGGTCTGGATCTGGGTATGACCCAGAAGCTGTTGCAGGGGCAAAGTATTGGGAAAAGGTAAGACAGAAATATGCAGAGAGACATTCTCCTGCAAAATCGGCACACGGGAAATACGAGCATAATAGCCCCGCCAAACCACTTTGATTTTTCCAGGCAGATCGCCGTTGAACGGAAAAATGTCGATGCCGGGTGAGACGTTAAACCTCCCGGCAAAATTCATTCAGGAGGACTCCAATGAAAGTAACGAATTGTCCAGGAGGAAAGATTAGAAGTAAGTGAAAAGGTCGAGGATTAGGTATAGGGAGAGGAAGAGGACCTATTGGTGTGCCTATTGGTGAGAAAGGATTAGGCATGGGAAGAGGCATGGGAAGAGGCATGGGAAGAGGAAGAGGGCCTATTGGTGGCAGCAAAGCAAATCCAGCGAAGCCTGAGTGAATGTGAATGCAAGGATAGACCTGTTAGATTCAATTCTTCAACCGCTATCTCGCCAGTACGAGCGTGAGGACACTCGTTCTATCATCAAATTTTCAGATTGGGTCCAGAAGCCAATCATGGTCGATGGATTCCCCTTCAGTTTTGACAAACATGAATATCTAAAAGAACCCTACGAAGACAATCATCCGTTCCAGGTTGACATGAAATCTGCCCAAATGGGTCTCACCACCAGAGCCATGCTGAGGGTGGTTTACAACGGAAGGTATCGTGGCTTCCGTGGGATCCTTTATCTTTTCCCGTCCAGGACAGATGTCAGTGACTTCACAAAATCAAGAATCGATCCTTTGATTAACGAAAATCCTGATACGATCGGTGAGTGGGTGAGAGACACCGATGCAACAAATATCAAGCGAATCTGGAACTGCTTTCTCTATCTCCGAGGGATGAAAAGCAGGGTAGGCCTTAAATCAGTTCCTGGCGACTTCATCGTTTATGACGAATTGGACGAGGCAGCTCAGACCGCCGTGGACATGGCCGATGAAAGGATGTCTCACTCTGTTTACAGAGAAAAGATGATGCTCTCAAATCCTACTCTCCCCGACTACGGAATCCATAGACATTTTTTGCTTTCTGACCAGAAATACTGGCTCCTAAAGTGCGGATGCGGTCAATGGAACGACCTGGTAAAGGACTTTCCGAAATGCCTTGTGGAGACCAAAAACAAGGTGATCCGTGCCTGCCGAAAGTGCGGTAGAGCCCTAAATCCAGCCAGGGGAGAATGGGTTGCAATGAAGCCCCGTGTGAAGGAGAGGAGCGGAAGGCAGTATTCTCAGCTCTATTCTCAGTTTGTTTCACCAGCCGAGATTCTTCATAAATTCAGGACAACGAATAACCTGAAAGACTTTTACAATCTAAAGATCGGAGTACCTTACATTGAAGCTGAAAACAGGTTGTCAGTTGAGGAGGTGTTGGCACTTTGCGGAGATGAAGGGATGTCTTCTGGCGAAAAAGTGCCCTGCTTCATGGGGGTTGACCAAGGGAAGGGCCTTCATGTAGTAATCGGGAAAGACCATCCAGGATATTCCGGACAGCTTATTCACATGAATGTTTACAAGGATTGGGAAGAAATCTACCCTCTTATGGATAATTTTAATGTCACGAGAGCTGTCATTGATGCTCAACCAGAAATGAGAAATGCAAGAAAGCTTGCAGAGAAATTCAAGGGAAGAGTATTTCTAAATTTTTACAGCGAACACCAAAGAGGAAGCTATAAATGGGACGAAGAAAAGCTGGTTGTCACCTGCAATAGAACAGAGTCCCTGGACGCTTCTCATCAGGAAATAAAGCTCGCACAGATCATTCTCCCCAAAGAGTGCGATGAAGTAAGGACGTTTGCGAACCATCTCCACAATGTCGGAAAGAAGCTGGAAGAGGAAGAAGAGACAGGGTCCAAAAGATATATCTACGTGAAACTCGGCGACGACCACTACCGGCACGCCTACAATTATGAGTGCATGGCCAGACAACATGCTTCTGGCTTGCTTTACCCGGAGTTATTATGAAAAAGAATGATTGGAGCGAGTACAACATTCTGAATAATTTTAGAATATTAAGCGGTGTTACGTGGAAATGGCAAAACAAAAACTTTCTTTTTCGTACCACGCTCTTTGAAGATTTGAATGGTCGTTCTCGGTGGATGAGAAATTTATCTGAGCAGATAAGGGAAATGGCAGACAAAGGAATGACACCAGATGAAATTGCAGAGAAGATTGATACCGAGGTATCTATTAGTATTGCCGGGGCGACAATACTGGCGACAACGTCATGATAAATTTCAAAGGTAGAATAGAAGGTGGACTTATCCTTGAAGTCCAAATGGATGAGGGAAAAGAACCGGAAGAAAGAGTTTGCCTCGGAGTGAGGTGCGGTCTCTCCTGGCCCCTCGCAATCAATCCTGGCGGATACTATATTCTCGTGGCACAGGAAGCCAAAAAGCTGATGACAGGAGAGCATCCCCTCATTATTATCAGGGAATTTAAGGCGCTAAGTTTGAGCTCATTGTTTGAAAAGATGTTCAACGACATGGGGATCTTCGGTTGTTTTGAAATATTCACAGACTTGTCGGCACGGTATGATAATTATAAATTAGCCCTCAGTCTCTTTATGAAAACGGACAGAAATTTACAGGACGTGAAGGTCAAACCTGCACCTTACGCAGAGGGGTATGATGGTTTTATCCACGGCCACAATAACATCACAAAGTGGATTCGTGAAATTAAGGGGTTGACAATTCCAAAAGATTTCGCTATATATTCTCAATTAAGGGAGATTAGAGAATTGGATCTCAAGAAAGAACCACAAGAAAGATTTTTTGCGATGAATGCCCTGAGGTATGTTTTGGGAGCATTTGAAACCTCTGCCATCCCACAAAGCACGAAGAATCGGGTGGTAGAGAAAGGCATCCCGCCTGGGGCTTGGACATAAGCGGTCTTATTGACCGCTTTTCCTTTATGGGGGCAAAATGATTCAACCTCCGGTAACCACCAACGAGCAAATTGAAGCAGAAGAGAAAAAAGCTGCACAGGCGAAGGTAGAAACCGAACAAGCGAGTGCGGCAGCTTCCGTTGATTCGATAAAGAATGATTTGCGAGGACATATTTGGTCGGCTTTTGAGAAGGCCAGGGATGAAAAGCGAGTCGTCCAGGAGAAGATGATCCAGAATCTCCTCCAAAAAAGAGGAGAGTACGATCCTGTAAAATTGGCTCAAATCAAGGAGCTTGGTTCAGAGCTCTTCATGATGATAACCGATGTAAAATGTAGAATCGCCCTTGCTATGCTCCATGAGATCTACAACCACCCTGGAGAAAAATCCTGGACAATTGAACCGACACCAATTCCAAAGCTAACTCCAGAGATGGAATCAGTCGCAGAATTAACCTTTATGGCAGAGCTCGAAAACTTCTTGGCGAAGGTTAAGGATGCTCCCCCCGAAATGCTTCAGTCGATCATGACTCAAGCTCTCCCAAAGTTCAAAAAAGAATTCAAGGCAGTCCAGATGGAAGTAGCGATGGAAAAGGCTGCCAACATGGAAAACAAGATTCAAGATCAGCTTGTTGAAGGTGGGTTTTATAAAGCTGTCAACGAATGCTTGGCTGATCTTGTGGATCTCAAGGCCGGATTTTTGAAGGGCCCCATTTATAGAAAGAAAAAAGTGTTTGAATTGAAAGAAGACCCTAACAGGCCAGGGAGAGCCAGAAGGGTCGTAAAGGAAGAAATAAGACCAGAGTGGGACTCTCCGTCTGCCTTTGATATTTACCCCCTTGCCGGAGTAACAGACATAAATAAAGGTGGCCTTATTGAGATCCTCCGCTACCAGAGAAAAGACCTTCAGGAGATGATCGGTCTCGATGGGTTTGATGAAGTGGCCATAAGAGAAATTCTGGAAAACTTTCAGTCCAAGGGACTCCATCAATGGACTTGGGATACAGATGAGATCCGAAGAGCCGAGGCAGAAGGAAGAGAAACAGCCTATTATTATGATTGGCAGACAATCGATGCGATTGAATATCATGACACAATTCCCGGAAGATTCATCATGGAGTGGTCAGGAGCGCCGCTCGAAGATGACAAAACATTTAGGTTTATGGGCAAATCTCTTGACCCAGATTTTGATTATCCCGTTGTCGTGTGGATGATCGACCGGTGGATTCTCAAAATCCAGCTTAATGAAAACCCTCTCGGTCTCAAGCCTTATTATAAGGCATCCTATATTGAGGAAAAGGGAGCGTTTTGGGGTAGGGGCCTCCCCGAGACAATGAAGGACGGACAAACCCTTGCTAATTCCGTGGTAAGAGCCCTCCAGAACAATGTGGGAATCGCCTCTGGTCCCCAGGTTGGTCTCGATAAGGAATCACTTGCCCCCGGCCAAGATGATAGCATGATGTGGCCATGGAAAATTTGGAAGTTTGTTAGACAGACCTTTTCATCCCAAACCCAGCCCTTCATGCAGTTTTTCCAGCCTCAAATGCACACACAAGAACTCATCATGGCCTATGACAAAGCCTCAAAGATATGTGACGAACATTCGGGGATAGCAGGATTCACACACGGAGATCGAAATATTGGGGGGGCAGGGAATACGGCCTCCGGGTTTTCCATGTTCGCCGGAATGCAGGACAGGGGGATTAAGGACGTTGCGAGCGTGTTTGACGAGAAGGTTATCGCTCCAGCAATCGAAGCTCTTTATTATGAGAATTACGAACTCGACGATGCCCTGGAGTATATCGGTGACGTGAAGATCAGGGCAAGAGGCAGCTCCTGGTTGCTTTCAAAACAGACCCAGGCGCTGAGGCTTAACGATTTCTTGAGGCTTGTTGGGAGCTCTCCAATCTTCCAGCAACTTATGGGAGAGCAAGGAGCGGTTTATGCTCTTCAAGAAGCTGCTAAAAGCTTAAATCTTGAAGGAAGGAAATTGGTTCCAGACAAAGAATTTCTTAAACCCGTCCCAGGAATGGGAGCAATGGCTCCGGCACCAGGGTCCACCCCGATTGATCAAGCTGGGAATAGGACTCAGGGCGTTGATACTAACACCGCTTCGCCGGCAGGAGGATAAAATGGCTCGAACAGTTCCAATAGGTCCATCAGGCGCTGACCCTTATGCGGGTAAATTGGGGTACATTCAGATCACTTGTCCGACAGGTGGTGGATCAAACCCCGTTGATTCTCCGAAGATCTCAAACAATACAGGCGTCCATCAAGGGTTGATGTCGGGCTTCAAGGTAGTCGCAAATAACTGCACAAATGCCATCACTTTTTCATTGGGGATTATAGATAGAGACGGAGATCTTATCACGCCAGCGAGCGGGATATGGACCGGTATCGCCAAGAATGCTACTACGGTCAGGATGTATCCAGGTGATGCGGTATATGTCCCCCTCATCGAACAAGAAAAAATCAGGATTACGCCCTCCGGTGAACCAGGAGCTACTCCTTTGATTGTAAAGGTAACTCTGTATTACCTACCGGATGCGGACATCATTGCCTGGGGATATAGATGATCGATTTTGTCCACATGGATCTTATGCCCGGGAATGAACCCATTCCACTTAAGGAAGGGCAGACTGTCCTTGTGGATTTTGAAGGAGCAAGGATGGCCATGAAAGTTCTCACTATTTATTCGGATGGGACTTTCGATGGGCAGTAGATTGGGAAGAGGCGTAAATTGCAGCGACCGGATGAAGAAATTCTTAGAGCTATCGTCAGCCTTGAAAACGACCCAAGGGGAGTGAAGATATTTGAATGGTTTAGAGCAAGCCTTGACATAGCAGAGAAAGCGCTGCACGAAAATACAGTATTTAATGCGGGTAGGGTAGCAGAGCTCGCAGACCTCGTTAGGCAATGCGTGGAGGCAAGACAGAATTTAGACCAACTTCTTAAAAAATAGGGAACAAAACCTCGTTGGCCACGAGGTCCCCAAATATACTAAAAAAAGCCTGTACCGTGCACGGCGGTACAGGCTTTTTTTTGGGGTTTAACAAAGATTCACCAGACCGCAAAAGACGGCGGTGAAAATATATAAAGCAGACCGCGTGGGAAAACCATGAGCGGCGCCAAGGAGGAAACCATGGGAGATAAATACACAGTATATCCAGAGGCGTTGAAGAAGAGAATTGAGAACACAGACAAGTTTCTTGAGGCACATGTGAAGGAAAAAGAGAGGTTATCTTCTCTGACTCCTGAACAGATTGAAGCGGAGCAAAAGGAAGCTGACAGGTTAGCCGCTCTTACCGAAGAAGAAAGGGAAGCTGAGGCTAAAAAGAAAGCCGAAGATTCTCTCCCGCCGGATACAGATGCCGAAGAGACCGTTGATTCTCTCAAGGAAAAGATTCGGAAACTTGAGCAATCTCTTCAAACGCTTCGGGGGAAATACGATAAGGAACCGGCAGAATTGCAACGACAAAATAACTTCTTACAGGAGCAAATTGGAATCCTTCAGCAAGAAATCCTTGCCTTGAAAGAGAAACCAAAGGCTGTTGAGCCAAAAAAAGTTGTTCTCTCAGAGGCCATCAAGGAAGACATTGAGGCACTGAAACAGGATTTGGCTCCAGACATCGTTGATAAGATAGTGAAAATCAACGAAAGGACTTTTGAGCTTGGGCGTGAAGAAGCCAAGCAAGCCATTACAGAAGTAGCAACAAAGTTTGATAGCAAGCTGGCACTTACCGCCAAAGAGAGATTTGACAAGGAGCTCCTCGATGCATACCCTGATTGGGAAGTTATGTGGAAAACTCCAGAATTCCAGATTTATCTTGCGGAACCGGATGATTTCACAGGGATCGAGAGGTATGCATTTATTCAGGATGCATTTAAAAGGCTTGATTCAAGGGCTGTAATAAGAGCCTTTGATCTTTTTAAGGGCAAGAAGAGACATGTAGCCACGGAAGATAGAGACAAAATCAACATGGACACAGATAAGTTAAAGAATAGAGTGGCGGCACCAAGGTCTTCAAGCCCAGGAGCACCAAATCAACCAATAAAACAAGGTCAAATATCTCCCCAGGAAGCAAGGCAGGCGCTCGTTGCCCTTGCCAGTGCCTATTCGAGGGGCCAGTATAGAGGCTCCAAAGAACAGTACGACAAGGAATATGCAAGGCTTCATGCGCTTTCCAGACAGGGGACAGGATAAAAGGAGGTAATTATGGCATTCGGAAGAGCACCGGGCTACCCGGATTATTCAGCAGCGGGATCAAGTGCGTTTATCCCTAACCTTTAACTTTGGGGATATAAAACTCTCTCTGAATAACTGGAACTATGATACTGAGTAGAACCAGAGGGAACTTTAAAAAATCCAGACGCGCAGTTCAGGAGGAAATCCTATGAAGCGACTGAGCTGGAAATACTTGGCAGGATTGATCGATGGTGAGGGTTGTATTGATATGCAGGTAGCGCACCAACAAGTTAACGGGCAGAAAGAATTCTACTGTAGACCGCGTTTTAGAATGACTCTTTCTGGGAAAGCCGGGGAAATTGTTTTGAGTATGCTAAGCGCGAACTTCGGCGGACATTTTGACTCGGTTCGGTTCAGAAAGCGATTTGCCCAAAACGGCACTTGGGCTCCAGCCTATACCTGGCAGTTAACAGGTAGAGCGCACCTTCGACCATTCCTTCAGAATCTCACAAACCATTTGATTATCAAAAAGGAGCAGGCCCGATTTGCCATCTGGTGGATAGATCACATTAAGGGCGGTAATCAATATGGGAGGCTGGTCACCGAAGAGGTACGACGCTTCGCTTGTGAAGAACTGAAAGCCATGAAGAAAGACCCGCAGAGGCTGAGCGAGAGAGCATCGGCTGAAATTCAGCGGATGATGCGACAGTCCAGTGCAGAAATATCTGCATAGGAAGTCTGGAGTTCAAAACTTGTGGAGAAGTTCTATGACGCCACGGTTTTAACGCACATAAGCAACACGAATTATGAAGGCGAAATTAAAGGTCTTGGAGACAAGGTCTGGATTAGAACACGCGGCACCGCTCCGGTTTACTTGAACGTGTACCAGAAGGGTGGAGTTCTTAAGCCCCCGGACAGGATCGAATCTCCAAGAGTCCAGTTGCTCATCGATCAGAATACCTATTTCTATTTTGGGATCGATGACATCGACAAGTATCAGAGCGACATTGCCCTCATGAGCCAGTGGGCAGAGGATGCCACAGAGAACGAGAAAGTGGCAATCGACACCGATGTCCTGGCCTATGTGTTGGGATATGGTGGATACAATCCGGCCATCCAATATACAACCAGCAAGGTCTATTCTCTCAACCAGGGAGCGACCGCTGGTAGGGTAAGTGGTCTTTATAACCTCGGCGCAGTGAACGCTCCTGCCCAGGTGACCACAGCCAACATCATCAAATACCTGGCCATGGCCGAAGCGGTCCTCGGAGAGGCCAACATTCCCGATGACGCTTCAAAATTCTTTATCATGCCCAGGGTTATGGCGATGCTTCTTAAGACATCCGACATCAAGGATGCGTCCATGATGGGAGATGCAACATCTGCCTTGAGAAGCGGTAGGCTTGGAAGATTGCTGAATTTTACGTTGTATGCATCGAACCTGCTTCCATCGAGGATCGATCCCACAACGAATCAGCTTTGCTTCTATTGCCTGTTTGGCCATCCTCTCGGATTGACCTTCGCCGATCAGTTTACAGAGACAGACTATATCGACAAGCCGGAAACGACTTTCGGGAAGTTCATCAAGTCTCTGCACGTTTTCGGTCGTGAGGTCATCAAGGATTCGGCCCTCGGCTGCCTCTATGCAGCTCCGACGATCACATAAACCAAGTGTTCACTAAATAGTGAACGCTGCAACTCTTTTGATAAGGAGGTAAATCATGGCTGCAACACTAAATGCAACAGCATTAGCTCAGTTTGCGGGAGCTCGTCCAAAGTATCCAGAGGGACAGGGTACTATCGGAATTATGAATTTCATCGTGGATATGGCCGCGATGAAAGCAGCTCTTGGGACGATTAACGGGAGCGCTTCGGATGTCATCCAGATGTGGAATATCCCGGCGCTCACTCATATTTTCTCGGTAGCAGTTAAGCTCTACAAGGCAGAGGGAGCTGCGGCAACCATTACGATTGGTGATGGAGATGCAGCGGCTGGCTGGTTGGCTTCATTCTCAATAAACGGGACTGTCGGAAGCACCAAGATGACCCTCAACACCGATGTTAATATGCTGACTGGCGGCAAGACGTACAACGCTACCGATACATTGGACATCACTTTTGGGACAGACACGGATGTTGCAGTGGCAATCTTTGGTGTCTCGGTTCTTTGTGCGTTCTACGAATTCCAGGATCTGCCACCAACGGCATGGCATTAAACCCTTGACGGGGTCTTCGGACCCCGTCTTTGATCTCCTTTTTTCGAGAGGGCTAACTCGTAAAAAAGGCGGGAAAGGAGAGAATTATCATGGCAAGAAGAGAACAATGGTCAGTATCAGTTTTAACGATGTTCGGGGATATATTTCGGAACAATCGTAATGTAGTAGTTCTTATTGATAATCAATACGGACAAGCGGTTATTTGTGGAGGAACTACGGCCAATAAGCCCGATGGAGTAGCAGGTTATGCCGTTGGGTGCCTCTACGTAGCGTCTGACACGGGGGTTGTTTATGTCAACCAGGGAAGCACAACTTCGTGCAAATTTAATGCACTGGGCACATACTTGCAACCCAAGAACCTCTTGAATGATACTTCAACTGGTACGTCAACAATCACGTTGACTGCGGCACAGGCTTATGCTGGCTATCTTTATGCAACAGGTACGAAAACGGGCGGTTTTGCCATTCAATATCCTACCGCTGCGGCCATCCAAGCTTTGGCCAGTTTCAATGCAACAGTAGGGTCATGGTTTGACCTATTAATTTTTAATTCCACTAGCCAGACAGCTACCTTGACTGGTGGAAGTGGAGTCACAGTAAAAGGCACGGCAACTTTGGCCACGGCGAAGACTGCCCGTATTACTTTTATCAATACAGGTGCAGGTGCAGTTGATGCTTTTGGTATCGTAAGCGCATAATATTTCCCTCCTTCGCGGGGTTCAGGTTAAACCCCGCATAGGAGGTTTTATGCTGGTCAAAGACATTCTTTGGTCTGCAAGAAGAGACTATCTTGACGACACGGTTAAGCCCTACCTTTGGGATGATGAAGACCTTTTAAGGCATCTCAACATGGTTCTTAACGAATGGTGCCGGGAAACAGGGTGCCTTCGTGATTGGACTACTTCAGCTATCTGCGACATTCCCATCTTAGCAAATAAGCATACCTATGCGATGGATTCCAGGATCACCGAGATTCATAAGGGATACCTCGACCATGGGTCTCTCGTGTTCCCTAAAGACGATACATGGCTTGATGACAATGTTTCAAATTGGAGAAGAATCACGGGGAATGTTCTCTGGATGGTTCCCGATTATGGGCTGAATGTTTTCCGAACAGTTTATTATCCGGATCCATCGTTGGGATATTGGTCTGGGGCAATAACTTTCACTGCGCTTGGTGGGACAATAACCCATACCATTGGTACAGGTGAGGGAGATTTCTCCACCCTTCTAAAGGCCACCGATCAGGTAGTGATCTCTGGTACGACACTTAACGGAACTACGGATGTTCCAAAAACTTTCACCGTAACTTCCGCTTCTGTTTCCTCGTTCACGGTAAGCGAAACGGTTGCCGACGAAGTAGTGGCTTCGGGAGGCATCATCCAAAAGGTTGTTGACACGATGAGACTGACGGTTTCCAGGCTTCCCTTGAATCAGTTAGTTATCGGTACAATCGATACCGTCTCTCCCGAGATCCGATCGGATTATCACCCCTATCTTACCCATGGGATTCTAAGGGAAGCCTATATGAAGCAGGATTCTCAATGTCTCGATGTGAACAAATCGAAGGAGCATAGGGATATTTTTGAGTATCGGAAGAACCAGGCAAGAAACGAAAGGGATTGGCTGAGGAGAACAACGCAAACCATGAAGCCTCATCCTGGAGCAATTTAGTGGAGGAGTAAAATGGCGAAATCAATAAATAGTATTGTTTTGGACCAGGCCTTAAATTATCTAAAGAATAACGGGACTCGGCTCTGTGTTTGCAGTGCACAGCCCACTACTTATACGGAGGCGATCACCACCTATAAGCTGGCTATCAAGACAATAAGCTCTACCGATTTCACAGGGCCAGCGGCTGGGGATACAAGCGGTCGGAAAATTACGGTCAATCAGCAATCCGGGATCCCAGTAGATACGAGTGGAACAGCAACGCATGTTGCTATCGCTGATTCGGTCAATTCTGCCCTGCTCCTCGTAACTACCTGCACTTCGCAGGCATTGACCCAAGGGAATACAGTAACCGTTCCAGCATTCAAAGATGAAATTGCTGATCCGACATAATATGAGTTGGGGATAGGATACTAATATGTCTTCACAACAAAGAGTCCCTACAGGAAACTATAGTGTAGCTTTTAATGCTGTAGGTAGTGCAAATAATTACGAAAATGTGGACGAATATCCATCTACCAATGATTCTGACTATAATTGGTCAAATACTGATAATGTATTTGATATATTCACTTTCGATGCTTTTACTGTACCCGCAGGCTCAACAATCACCAATGTTAAGATATATCTCAGAGGAAAAATACTACCAGACGGATACAATGGCGATTTAGGAGCTATCATTGAAATTTATGACCCTACATATGGATATGTCTGTTGTGATTTATTTGGAAACTGGACATCAAGTTTTGTAGAACAAGTTATGACATGGACAACAAACCCAAGATCGGGGTCAGCCTGGACTGTTGATCAGGTCAATGGTGTTGGTAATTATCGACTTTGTAATTTTGGTTATCGTACCAGCACTCCAGATGATAACTATGCAGATTACGTTTCAAGGGTTTATATTGAGGTTAACTATACAGGACCAATTACCCTAACGGTCACAGATTTAGCTCATGCGGATAGTCTTGGAGCCGTTGCTCTCACGCAAGTCCATAACCTTGCGGTAGCGAATATGGCTCACGCCAATTCTATCGACAATGTTGTCCTCAGCCAGATTCATCAATTGGCAGTCCAGGCTCTTTCTCACGCTCATTCTCTTGATTCGCCTACACTGACACAGATCCACCAGCTTATTGTCCAGGCTATGAATCATTCACACTCCCTCAATGGGGTTACTCTTTCTCAAATTCATAATCTTGTAGTTCAGGGTTTGGCTCATATCCACGGAATTGATAATATTGCTCTTTCTCCGATCCTTGTAGTCCAGGTTTTGGTTCATGGTCACTCAATGGGATCAGTAAGTCTTTCTCAGATTCACAATCTAATCGTCCAGGCAGCTCAACATGGACATACCCTCCGTGGAGGGTGGGTGTTTAATTTGATTGAGAAGGCAAAACCTATTCCGGATGAATTTCAATATCAATTATTGAATGTAATAACCGCCACCTTGCCGGAAGGTGATTTTGCTTACGGGCGTCCATCCCTCAAAGATCCCGACTTGGGACCGGAGGGTGATTTTATCTATAAGAAGGTGAAGTAATGCCGAGGCTGATCCAAAAAACCCTAACGCCTTTGATCGAGATTAAACAGATCAAAGGGATTGATAATGTTACAGAAGATGACCTCCGGATTCCCCCTGGTTATGTTAGATCGGCAAATAACGTGGATATTGACACCGAACTCATGGCCAGGAGAAGGAAAGGGGTATTACGGGCTCTCCTGAGTGGCCGTGCCCATAGCGGTTGGTCGGACGAAGATAGATTGTGCTTTGTTGTTTTAAATGATGATTTAATTCAGATCAATCCCGATTGGACTACGACAACGATTCTTCAGGGCGTTGGGCCTATGAAGATGAGTTTTGTCAAGGTAGGTGATAGAGTATTTTTCTCAAACAGGCGAAGAGTTGGATACATCAAGGATTCTGTTGCTCATGGTTTTCCGACCAATGTAAGACCACTGAGACAAGTCATGGTCGGTGGAGAACTCTTAGAATACTTCGATTCTCGTCTCTATGCAGCGCAGGGCGGAATGATTTTAAGGTCTGTTGCCGGGAATCCATTCGAGATGGATCTCAAGAGGGATTTTATAATGCTTGGCGGACCAATAACAATGATGCTTGGCGTAAACGGGCCAGGAGGACCAAGCGGGATGTATGTTAGCGGTGGCGGAAAATGTGCTTTTCTTTCAAATCTGGATCCGAGTTTAGCCGAAGCGAGCTATAAGAAGCTTCTTGATGTTCCTGCTATTCCTGGTAGTGCGGTGAAAACTTCGAGGATGAATATAGGGAAAATGACACCACAAGTTGGAGGAGAGAGCGTTGTTTTTTCGACCAAAATTGGAATTTATATGGGATTCCCAGGCGGTTATGTCAGGGATCTCACGAGCAAGTATTACGCTGTAAAAGATATTCAAGAAGGTTCATCCATCATAAGATGGGAGAATGGTTATCGTCAATATATCTTCGTGGGACAGGCGCCGGCAGAAATTGCCGGGAAGGAAGGAAGCGGAAGGTTAACATCTTTAATAGGGGAAGGCAAAGCAGAAATTACAGAAATTGCATTACTTGCGGATGATGGCATTACCTACCTCACCAATGACGATGGGGCAATTTTAATTCAATAATGAGTAAGGAGTAAAGATATGGCTAACTTAATTACCCAAAAATTAGTTGATTACATTGTCAGTTTAGCAGAAGATACAGCTCCCAGTGCAGATGATTTAATTTTGTTTGTAAATAACCCTGGCGGTGTGCCAGCACTAAAAAAAGTAACTCATGGTTCTTTGATAAGCGATATTGCATTCGACGCTTCTTGGAATGGAGTTACTACCATAGCGCCATCTAAAAATGCTGTTTATGATCAGTTGATTCTAAAGGCTAACCTCGCAGCCCCTACCTTTACAGGTCCTCTTACACTTTCTTCTGGTCAACTCCTCCTCCCCGATGGTTTGTCAAGTGCTCCGAGTTTGGCATTTGCGAGTGAGCCGACACTTGGTCTTTATCGTTCAGGGGCTGGCTCACTCTCAATAATGGGTGGTAACGTCGGCATCGGGACAACGGAACCAGGGACGAAGTTGGATGTAGTTGGTCAAATTGCTGTGAGAGCTGGTGGCGATACTCCATTGATTTATTTTCAAAATAATAGTGGGAATTCGTCTTTCGCTATTCAAAATACTGGCGGTTCAGGAACAAACCAAGTTGATATTAGTAACGGAAAATTGGTAATAGATAATAGCGGCAACGTCGGCATCGGGACAACGGCGCCACTGGCTAAATTACATGTGTATGGTTCCAATCCTGTTATGCTCGCACAAGATAGCGGAGGCGGAGGAGGTTCAGCAGTGGGATTGCAAGCTGTTGGTAATGGAAATATCAGATTAGGTTATTTATCCGGTAATGATGTAACAGGGAATGTTTATATTCAAAAAACCGGCAACGTCGGTATCGGGACGACGGGACCAGGGGCGAAGTTAGATATACGGGCAGACACAAGTGGGACACAGATACCATTGCAAATATATGGTTATAGAACTGTTGACCCCACCTTTCCAATAATCATTGGTAAGGTGTCGCAATTAAATGCTTATGGTCTTGGGGTTCTTGACTTATATAATTCTGCTCAAATCAGCGCAGTGCATCTGACAGCCGATGGAAATAGTTATATAGTCCCTCAAAACAGCGGCAACTTCGGCATCGGGACAACGGACCAATTTGGTGATGGAGTTAAAGTTATTGGTATAGCGAACGCTACAACAGTTCCAACCAGTAATCCGACAGGAGGCGGTGTTTTATATGTTGATGGAGGAGCCTTAAAATACCGTGGGAGTTCGGGAACGGTTACGACAATAGCAAATCCCTAGGATCAGATTAAGACTATTGCGGGGGTGTAAATGGAAGAGGTAAAGAAGAAGATAACTCAGATTTTAGACCAGTTTCTACAAGAAGAATTTGGTAATCGGTTGAGCCAGTTTGCTCTCCTATCCCTTAAATCTATGATTTTGGGAGAATTAAATAAATTAGGGAAAGAACAAGGGGCGGACGAAGAATCCCAAGCTCCCGATAAAATACCAACGTAAGGTGGAAAATATGGTAATTTCGATGTGGCTCATTATTTTCAGTATTCTTATGACGTGCTTTAACTGGATTGACTATATGCTCACACAGAAATTACTTAAGATGGGCGCAAAGGAGCTTAATCCAGTTGCTAAGATACTAAATATGTTTTGGGCAAAGCTGATAGGTAACGTGGCAATAATCATTGCTGCAATTTTCATGCATTGGGCGATCCTTGTCATACCTACAGCGCTTTTCCTATTTGCCTGCATCTGGAATGCTGTGCAAAAGTGTAGGGTCTGTTTCACTAAATTCTATAAAAGGAGGATACTTTTATGAGTCTCGTATTGTCAACAGGGTTAGTGAATTACATGATGGGGGAGAGAGCTCTCAGGAAGGCTTTGGAAGACTGCGTTTTGGATATTTGGGGTGGGGCAACCGCTCCAACGACCGCCGATGAGGCTCCTACTGGCACGAAATTGTGCCGTGTCACAAAGGCGAGTGGGTCTGTGGATGCAACCGACCGTTCCACGCCGAGGGTTTATAAGATCACCATTCCGAACGCAACGAATGGGAACACGGTTAAGATAAATGTAACCGTGGATGGAGTAGGTCCAACAACCTACACCTATACGATTGCGAACCCTCCGGACACTACCGATACGAAGGTGGCGATCAAAGTTGCGAGGATGTTGAATGACATCGCTCAGCTCGTGGCGATTGCTGATCAAGATGCAACGGGTCCTGCTGTCCTGTGGGTGCAGGGATTGATTGATGGCCTGGATTTGACCCTTGCAGATGGTGGTGGGACAACCACGGCGACCGTGACAGCAAAACAAGCTGCGACAAGAGTGAACACTCTTTATTTCGGTCCTGCCTCCAACGGTATCATCTCAAAACCATCGGATGTCTGGTCAGGTGTCAATTTAGCAACGGGAGTTGCATCATACTTCCGATTTGTGCTGCCCTCGGACAGTGGAGTCTTATCCACGACAGATTTGAGGATCCAAGGACTCATCTCAACGTCTGGATCAGACCTCGATATGTCGAATACGACCTTGACAATATCGGCAACGACCACGATTGACAATTATACCCTGACTTTGCCGAAGACAGCATAAAGGGGCACTGATGGCAAATATTGGATTCCCCTTGCTCCCGGGACTTCAAAGTAGCGGTGCATCTGGAGGTAACTTCGGAAATCCGCACCTGCCTCTTTTGACAGGCTCCGGCAGAAGGGGCTTAACCGCAGAGGCTTACTTACCTCTCCTTCTTTCTTCTGGCCAGGGTCAGTCCCCTACCAATTTTGGTGTGGGTATCCTCCACAGATTGACCTCCAGCGCCCAAGGGAATCCTGGAGTGATCGGTCATGCTTCGGCTCGCCTTCCCCTTCTAACTTCTTCCGCTCACCTGTTTGCGCCTGTTCTTGGATCTGGTGCTGGAAAGTTACCGATTCTTTTATCAGGAGGTCGTGGATTATCCGGGGTTGTTGGCAGTGGGGCGATGATCTTCCCTTTGCTGACAAGTTTTGGGAATACGAATCCGGATTCGCTTGGGCAAGGATATGGGATCTTGCCCATAATTTTTGGGAATGGACATGGCGATGTTATCCCGATGGGCGAAACATATAATCGGAAGGCTATCGTCATGCACCTTCTCAACTACGCCGTATCTCACTATGTCAATTTTAATTTCAATTCCCTGTTCCTTTTTAACGGTCTTTTCTTGGGGACCAACGAACAAGGAGTTTTCGTTTTGGACGGGAATGATGACCTCGGCGAGCTTATTCAAGCCGAAATCGGATCGGGCGTTTATGATATTGCAAAAAACGGTGCGATTGCCAAGCCAAGAGAAGCCTGGCTGGCTTATAGATCCACCGATGGCATGGCCCTTGATGTAAAGGCCGATGAAACCATAGACCTCCCTACTGTTATATTTAGCAAGACCGGTCAAGCATTAAAAGAAGACCGGGGAAAGCTCGGCAGAGGAATTGAGGCAAGATTTTTTACATGGAAACTTCACAACATGGGTGGATGTGATTTTTCCATAGAGTCGCTTAGGATCCTTGGGGATATACTCAAGGGAAGGACAAGATGAAAACTTCCGATGAAAAACTAAATAAGTGGAGATTTGAGCACAGGAGAGCTCCTGTTTCTTGGAGAATCATCGGGAATGAGGTCTATGCTCAAGCCTTCATTGGTGAGGCAAAGGCTCTTCTTTTTTCGGTAAAGAATGCTCTTCAGTTAAACCAACAACCACAGGGAGAGGGCCAGAGAAACTTTGTGGATGGAACAATAATTAGAGTAAAATGTGTTTATGGGATAGATTATGTCGAAATTGATACATCGCAATCTTCTTTCGCCGAAGTAAAGCCTGAATGCTCCATTACACTATTTAATCTTCCTACCGTTATCCCCCCAATGAAGTGGTATGCTTCAGGTCAGGAGACATTTACAAAGGAAGGCGATGCGTGGGTAATTAAAGACCCAGATGGTAATATTGAAGTAGAAGGCATGGATTATCTGAAAACCTATTATCGTCTTGATTTAAAAAATTGCAGTAATTGCTCTTCTCTTTTGTCGACTGTTTGTGAAACAAAAAAACTGGCGTCACCTACATGTCATCCCTATACTTATGATGCCTCAAAGCGCCTTTATCTGGGTGAAGCTGTTCCTTACTTTCAAGGTCATCCAGACAGTACTCCCCCCGTTCCACCTGATCCTGAAGATCACCTCATCTATAGTTTTTATGATTCTGGGCAAGCCGAAATTCTAAAATTTGATCATGATGCGCAAGGTACTTATTTTTTATGGAAAGCCTATACGGAGTGGGGAGCCTATCCCCCAACTGATATTACCTTTTCAAGAACTGGTTTAGGATACCTTCTCTTGAAATTATTCATTCAGTCTGGTGGAAATGAGCTTTGTCAGGTCGAAACCATCGTGAAAGTGGATTGTTGCGAAAAAGGCCCTAATAATAGAGAAATTGTTATGTTTGCCGACAGGGCAACTATCGAAAAATGGAAGAAAGGTTGTGGGAATCGTGGTGATTGCGAAATTTATGAAAGATGCAAAGAATACTGGAATTGGTGCGAAGTTCCACCAGAACTTCCCCACGATGCGTTACAAGAAACAACTTCTTTCCGTGCAAGACCAGAAGATCAATCATATGACGAAGGACAGGAGAAACCTCCTGGAGACGGATCATGTCTTCCTTATATATGGAAACTTAATGGTTTGGAAACCATTGATAGATTAAGAACTATTGAAGGCGTAGGAACCATTGAGGAAGGCGGAAATTTCAAAGAATCTCTGGTATATACTCCTCCAGACCCAATTGGTTGTCAAGAAATTACTATTACCGTTGAAGATAGATGCAAAACGACCTATCAAACACATCTCCATTGCTGTAAAAAGGCACCTGAACTTGAAATAAGATATACGTCTCTGGCCATGCTTTGGGGCAGTTCACAAACATTACAAGCGTTTGGAGGTTGTTTACCATATATATGGAATTTGGTTGGTATAGGAACACTTACTCCATCGGGGGATGGGCTTACAGCTTTATATCAAGCACCCGATACGGGAAGTTGTGATGATAATCAGCCAGTAATTGAATTGAGGGATTGCTGTAATTCCATTGCAAGTATTACCATCAGGCTTACTTATGGTGGTGAGTATTATAAGTGGAGGTGGGTATTAGATTCTGCCTTACATTGTCCAACGGAGTATGACCCATATTACAAATATTGGTGGTACATTTATCGTGATAAAAAAAGTTGTCTAACCGGAGAGGTTATTTTGAGTGAAGGATTACTTAGTTTTACGACTGCAACAAACGTTTCACCAAAAGACCCTAACGAAGATTTTTGTTTCGAAGAGATGACCCATGGAGTGCTATGTGACTATCCATGCACTTTTCACCATGGAACAACCCCATTTTGTGATGGATGCCTTGATGCTTGGTGGGATGGTTGCTGTCCTCCAGGAGGTCCCTAAGAGATAAGGTATTTTCTTATGATGGAATGCCAAGATAGAATTACTCATATAGTCTTAAAGGCTGGTCGATTAATCCGACAATTAAAGGGATTGCCAGAAGAGAATAATATTACAACACTTTACAATGAAACTGCCCCGCTTCTTGGCATCCCTATTCAGACCATGAGTTCCAGAGAGGTGAACCATTTACCTTCCCCTGCCGAAATGGTAAATGATAAGGGGGAATTTACTATTCCCAGAAAGGATTGCCCAAATTGCAATGAGAAGAATACCGTTATCCTTGTCTCCCTCTGTCCTTCCTGCAAGGATTCCGAGGGTGGCAAGTATCATTCAGCATGGACTTGTCAAAAATGTGGTATTATAACGGAGAAATCAGAGAAATTTCTGACGCAGGTATTGAACGAGATGAAGATCGAAATCCCCAATGGAAGAAAACAAGACTTTGGAATTAAGACGATCACCGATAATGGATTGAAATGAAGTAGGAGGAATTATGGGACGGTTTTTAAAATTCTTTTTAAAATTCTTAAAATCTATTTTCCTTTCTCCGGCTTATGTGGTTTTCATGCAGTTACCAGGAGAATCAGAACCAATTTCACATCGTTGGGATCTTTTTGAAAAAGCTCCACAGCTCGTTGAGTCGAGATTTACCGATATGCAAAAATTTGCGGTCAATGGTTTTAATATGGCCATGACAGCGATCCAGGCGTTGAGCAGGATTGGCCTTGAACTTAAAATGATAAATAGGGCGATAGCCATTGATACGGAAGTGATTGATACTTCCGGTCTTACAGACAGAGTCGCTCCGACTATTGATTTTAATCTTTTTAGAATAGATGTTCCTGTAACGCCAAGTCAGCCGACTCTTATTGATGCAACATTGGAACCGATTCCAGGAACTTTTCCCGAAATGGTGGGGCCTTCGGATGTCGACATTGGAGCCCAAGGTTATGTCTCTTCTCTTCTAAGCGCATTGAAATCGAAACTTCTCTCAGACCTTCAAAATGGGTCTATTGGCTTAACCCCACAGGTTGAGGATGCCATCTTTAAAAGAGAATACGAAAGGTCATTGATCGAGCTTGAAGATGAAAAAGATAGAAAAGCGGCGAATTGGGCGAGAGGGGGCTTTCCATTCCCAAATGGTGGACTTACGGCGACCCTCGATGATACCGATACTAAATTCACCGATAAACGTCTTGATATGAGCCGGGAGGTGGCTATTAAATCTTTCGAGTTGGCCTTGCAGAACAGTCATTTTATTATCGCTCAAGGGATTTCAATTGAGGGGATGTTGATTCAATGGACAAACCAAGTTGCCACGAGAGTCCTTGAAGGGTCGAAGGCAATTATTGACAGCCAAATTAGGAGCTATGATGCACGAGTTAGAGGATTCGGAGAGAGAGCAAGAATTATTATTGAAAAATGCAAGGCAAAAATTGAGTACAATATTGGCCTGATCAGGATGTATGAAGCCAGTGTGAATGCTTATGCCGCAAAGATGAGAGCCGAATCTGAAAGGGTAAACGCCGTTGCAACGGGCTATGAGGCAGAAACCACAGTTTTCAACACTCAAGTTAACTTCGATGTAAAGAAAATCGATGTTGCACTGGAGATAATTAAGGCGAGGATAGAACAAGCCGTTGCGAACGCAAACATCATGATTAAGGATAAGGAAGTTGAAATAAAACAATACGAGATGTTGAATTCACTTTTGATGGAAGCACAAAAGGCACAAGGAGAAATCGCTGCCCAGGTTGCTGCTGGCGCGCTGGCCGCAGTTCACGCTTCTGTTAGTATTGGTTCTTCTGATTCAGCATCATACTCATACAGTTCAAGCACATCAACATCAACAACAACATCAAAATCAACGACAACGACGGGAACTTAAAGGAGAAGGCTATGCCAACATATAGACCAATCCCAGGACAAACGGATAGACAGTCAGCTATGCCAATGAACTCTCCACCCACGGATGACTTGACAATGATGGCCAGGGAGAGGGCTTCAAATATTTTGATGCCGTATGCACAGACGGGGATTCCCACTCCCGGATCTCCTGGTGTAAATCCAACGCCAGGTGTGACTAAGCCAACGCCAACAGCGGGAGTTGAAGATAAGTTATATCAGGCGGTCCATCCAGATACTTTCTCCAAGGTCTTAGAAATTATTATGCAGTTTGTTACAGGGAAGCCGATTCCAAGACAGGGTGGAGGCCCAGTTGAGCCTGGAAAAGAATATACCGTAGGTGAAGAAGGACCAGAAAGATTTAAACCTGCCGTTCCGGGGGAAATTATTCCTTATGGCAGCAGCCCGACTCGGGGGATAACTTATACCGCAGGTGAATCTTCTCCAGACTTTCTTCCAGGGATAAAATACAATCCCCAGGTCGAACAGCCCAATATCTGGCAAAGAATGTTTTCGGGACGTGGTGGTGAAGAATGGTATCCACCCTGGACGGCAGAGGCGCAACCCTTCGGACCCGTTCCCTACAAACCCATTCCAACGAAATCAACCGGCCCAGAAGGCTCCCCGAATTTGCCAATTCCATATGGACAAACTATTCCTCCAGGTGGGGTGGCAGCACCCTATACCGGCCCTCGCCCATGGCATCGCCCTGCTATTACTCCGAGCACGACCACTCCGACCACTCCTCCTCCCACGGGAGAAGAAGGATGGAAGGACTACGGGGAAGGAATAAGATACAAGTTAGGCCCCGAAGATATCCGTGGAGATGAAATGGCCAGGCAGAGGATCCTCCGTGAAGCAAGGCCGATGGCGCCGGCAACCACTCCAGAGGAACAAGAACTTGCAGCTCGAAGAAGATGGGAAACTTCTGGATATGCCGAGGCCCATCCCAAACTAATCCCAGGATACCAGAAAAGTTATTATGAAGCCCATCCCGCAGAAAGGGCAGCACAAGAATTTTATGAAATGGCCCGTGGACCTCAACCCGGTAGTTACGAATATGCCTCAGAGTACATGAGAGACCCGAATGCAGCACAAAAAGCCGCCAGCGAAAGAGAAGCCTTAGCTACAAAAGGCGCTGCGGACATATATGGGAAATCCTTAGAATATGGCATTGGGACTCCTTCGGCTCAAGAAAAACTTGCTTCAGCTCAAGAAAAACTTGCCCAAGCTCAGTATTACAGGGAAATACCTGCCGCTCATCTTGCGGGTATAAGGGAGACGAACATAGCCCATATTCAGGGCATTCGTGATCAGGTTGCAGGAAATTTGGAAGCTGCGAAGATCGCAGCTGGTCCAAAAGACCAAATTCTTAAAGGGTTAGAAACTTTTCTCCAAAAAGGAAGTGAACGGGCAGCGATGACCGGTTTGCCTTTTGATTTACAAAAAGAAGCCGCTGATTATATCACGGTTATGAAAGATCTCGGATATATTTCTCAAGAACAGTACGACAAATTGCCAGATACCTACAAAGAAAAACGATGGACGGAGAAATCATTGAGGGCAGATCTCAAAAAGGCCGGGATGAAGGATAAAGATATTGAAAACTATATCAAGAGGGCAAAGGCTGCCGGGAGAATCTAATGGCGTATGATCCCCTTGGATTAGACCAACCAGGGACAGAAGGAATACCCACTCCGGGGACAGAGGGAGTATCCACAGGGTATGATCCTCTTGGTCTCGGTCCAGAAGAAAAAAAGCCTTCATATTTGGAAGCCGCCAAAACAGGACTGAAGGAAGGGCTTGCCGGAGCGATGAGGATGTATGAGATCCCATCGAGAGGGATCCTCGAAAGAACAGGCCTTGCCGCTCCTGGGACATTTGCTTCTGAGCTTTTAACGCCTACCGAAGAGGAAGAGAAAAGGGTCGGGGAGCTCGGGGTCCCTGGGCAGATTGTTAGAGGCGTTGCTGGTCTTCCTGGGGCTTTTGCGAAATACGCACCCTTGATGGCGGTTGCACCGGCTGGAATTATTGGAACAGGGCTTACGTTCGCCGGAGAAAGAGCGGCAGAAGAACTGGCGGCTGGCAAAAAACCTTCTCCAGTACAACTCGGTGAAGAAGCCGTTATTGGTGGTATCTTCAGAGGGATAGAACCGTTGGGAAGGCTGGCGAGGGCTGCTATTCTATCTGGTACTTTCAGCACACAAGCTTTTGGAGAAACTTATGCTCAAACAAAAGACCTTAAACGGTCTCTTGAAGCAGCGATAGCTCCAGGAGTTATCGGAGCTGGTCTCGGAGCTATGGGCAAGGGAAGACCTGGCGAAAGGCCAATTCCAATTCCACGTGCTGGAGAGGAAGAAATAAGGCAAATTCCACCAATACCCGAAAGCCGGTATCAGATGGGAACTCCTGGCTGGCCACGACCAGAAGACCTGCCTTATCCTGTTGCTCCGTATGAACGTGGTGGGACAGTAACCGAAATGGTATGGAATCCAAGAACCCAACGATTCGAACCAGGAGATTATTTTAGGGTCGAACGAGGGGGACCATATGAGCCACCACCCGTTGGCCCTCCTGGGGGATTGACATGGACACCCACGGGAACCCCTCCTCCTCCACCGGAATGGGTGAGGGAAGGGAGAGAATTCCCACCACCCCAATATCCACCTGTTCCTTATGCCCCCAGACCCACCAGGATGCCTTCTGAGCCTATAATTCCCCCTACCCCTACTCCTACCCCTACCCCGGCACCGAAAGCACCTGGTGTGACCACAGCGCCTGCTACAGACAGACAAATGGCCACGGTTAGGGAAAATGCTGCGGATATTGGCGGGTTAAGCATAGATTTGATTAAAAGATGGACAGGATTGGGTACAAAACGAGCAAATGCGATCCTGGAAGGTATGGCTGAATCAGGTGAGATTGAGGGATCACCACCTGGAGAACCATACCCATGGAAATTAAAGGCTACCGTAGCTCCCAAGCCATTTAAAACAGGTTTTATACCAGGAACCTATAAAGATAAGTTGGCGAAAGAGTTTAACGAAGCAATTAACAAAAGGTTTCCTGAGAACGAAGACTTAAGAGCCTTACATAAAGAAATTGTCGATCTATATTTTGCGGTAGAGGCGGGACAACCAGGGAGAAGGATTCCTATACCCAGTGGGAGGGTTGGAGAAGGTACAAATCTTGATTGGGTAGGTGAACCATCTACCTATCCAGAATTCATCTCAAAAAATAAGTTTGAACGGAAGGAAACATTAAGAGCTCTTGCGAAGGGTATAAGAGGGCAAAAGCTCGGTAAAAGGGAACAAGAAATTTATACTCAAGCTCGTTTAGAGGCAGAAGAGTCCATTGAAACAAAGAAAGCGGAAAGCGAACGTTATGATAGGGAGTACGCTGAAATCTTAGACCGTGACCCTGAGTTAACGAATCCAGAGTTGACAAATCATATTGATGATGAAATAATGGGTCTGAAGGAGGAACTTCGTGAAAACTACACCGACGCTGAAATCAATTCAGCGATTGAAGAGGCTACAAAAAATCTCACGCCTGAAGGCGCTCCTCCAGATTTTGCAGCAATCGAAGCAGAAATCCGCTCTTTCCTCACCCCAAAAGTAAAGATACCGCCGTTACCTGCCCCATCCCCAACCCGCCCAGGAGAACAGCTCCTTCCAGGCATGAAGGTCGGTCTTGAAATGGCCGGTGCGAAAGAAGGAGATGCGCCCACCCTTGAGGGAACCCCATTGATGGAGGCCGCAAGAAAAGCCGAGATGGAGAGAGTTCAACCAAGGTTAAGCATTGGAGAAGAAGTCAAGGGAGTCACCGAACAGGGAAAACCGGTTAATGGAATTGTCGCAGAAATCAACGAAGAAGAAGGAAAGGTTTCTATCGGTCTTCCCAATGGCGATATCAAAGAAGTCAAAGCTGAAACTATTACCAAACCAGAAGCCCTGCCAGGTCTTTTCACTCAAGAAGATAGAGTACAACAACTTGATCGTACCATTTCGGATGGAGAGATTCGCCTTAGATCCGGTGTGAATGCTCTTGGGGAAAAGTTGTCCCCTGGAGAGATCGAAGCAATAAGGAGATCCGTTGAAGCTGCCAAAGCTGAAAAACAGGCGATGCCCGAAACTCCACAGATGAAAGATTCACTGGCAGACTTCCAAGCCGACCCCTTAAAATATATCCCGGATGACCTCATTGTTGACGCAAAAGGCATCAGGGAGAAGACGGGGAAAGAAGTTACCATTAAACAAAATGCGAAAGAAGCGTACACTGAGATAACAGATAGATTGAAGACTTTCAGGGATTTTTGGGACTGTGTGAGATCATGAAAATCATATCTGAAAGCAAGATACAGGAGCTTTTGAAGGACAAGAAGATCACAGAAGAGTCCTACAAAAAATCCTTTTCCGTAATTAAACCTAAAGAAAAGACATTGGATGAAAAACGATTGGAGACTTTGACGAAACAGACAGCGGCCATCGAGAAACTGTCAGTTCTTCTTGAAAAGAACCTAACCTCTAAGGATCCTCAAATGCTTCTTGCCATTTTGGAGAAAGTAACTCAGGATAAGGATTCGATGGTCGGGAGCCTGGCAACAGTATTGAAAGAACATTTTGAAAAGATGAGCACAATGTTTGTGGGCGTTGAACGTCCGGTGAGGTTGCCTGGCAAGTGGAAATTCAACATTCACCGAGACCTTCAGGGAAGGATAGAATCGGTCGAAGCTGAACCGGAAGAATAAATTTAAGGGAGGAGGTAAAGTATGAGCAAAGGTAATACTGCCGAAAACGATGTGATTAAAGTCATGTTTCTGAACACTTATGATCCAAGTTGGCGCACTCAAGCTAATTTGTATCTCGCACTGCACACAGCCGACCCAGGAGAAGCAGGAGATCAAACAACCAGTGAAGCCACCTACACAAGCTATGCTCGTGTTGCAGTGACAAAAGATGCTTCTGGGTGGACTATTTCTGGGAATCAAGCGTCTAATGCTGCATTAGTTCAGTTTCCCCAATGCACAGGTGGGACAAATACGATTACTCATGTCTCTATTGGGACAGCTTCGACAGGTGCAGGACAAATTCTCTACTCAGGAGCATTGAATGCAAGCTTGAATGTCAGTAACTTAATTCAGCCACAGTTTGCCGTCGGTGCATTAGTAGTTCAGGAGGATTAACATGTATGAATGTAGTGTTTGCAGCAAAGAAGTTCAGATTTTAGAGGATGGAACAATAGTTAGGACTTGTGAGCACACTGATGCTCCTGTGATTGCCAGTATGTCAGCAATTTGTGCTGGAAAAGGAACCATGAAATAATGGCCTTAACTGTTCGGGATATTGTCAAATCCATTGACGAAGGTCGATACTGGGATTGTTACTTCCATAAGAACTTTGGTGGAACTGCCGCGACCGCTGGTCGCTGGTATGATGGAAGTATGCTTGGTGGTCATTATGGTAGCAATCCATATGTTGGAACCGCATTGGCAGCCACAAAATTATGGTATAAGAGTGTTGGGGGATTGTGGCATGGGACAAATGTAAGTCCAAAAAAGAAACATCTACTTCTGGCAAGAATGGATAGCACCTCTTCGACAGGGTATCCTTCTTACTTTATCCTGTGCGACTACTTAGTATTTTATCCTTTTATCGACCTTGATTCAACAAATGAGCAAGTATTGGATAATACTGTTACCTTACCAAGATACACAGACGGAGCAGGAGTTAAAGCATTTCTTGTATGTCAAATTGAGGCAGGTGCATCGCAAATTGGTATGACAATGCAATACACAAATCAGGATGGAGTAGAGGGAAAAACGACTCCTTACACGTTACAAATCACTCCATCGTCAATCGTTACACAAGTTTTACCTGCGGGCACTTTAGCATCTCAATATGGACCTTTTATTCCATTAGCTGAGGGAGATACTGGGATAAGAAAAGTTGAGAGTATAACGTTTGATGCTGGCATGGGTGCTGGATATGGCAGTTTAGTTTTATGTAAACCTTTGGCTTCGTTACCTTTCCTTTACTATTACAGCTCCGTTGAGCAGCATCAACTAATCGACTGTGTTAGATTACCAGAAATAAAAGATGAAGCATTCTTGGGAGTTTTAATGTTTGCTGGTGCAGCAATTGCCGCTGCTTCAAGATTTATTGGTAAATTAAGTTTTGTCTGGAATTAAAGGAGGATACAATGGGCTTTTCATCAATAGATGATTTGGTTAATGAAATGACTGGCGGGAAGTTCTGGAGAATAGATTGGAATAAAATAACAGGTGGCTCCGCTTATACAGCAGGCCGATGGTATGATATGAGTATCCTCGGCGGTTATCCAATAGCAAATCCTTATACTGGCACAGCTCTTACATCTACTCAGTTAACAGATGCTTCGACCGGTGCAATGTGGCACGGCGGGAATGTGAGCACTGATACAAAGCATATTGTAAATGGTGGGGTTTGGTCAGCAGTTTCAACAGCAGTTCCAGGAGTATGGCTTATATGCGATTTTCTTCTCTTTTATCCTGGAATAAATATGAATGTAAACACATTGCAGACGCTCACAAATTCTGCAGGATTGCCGAGATACACGGACGGAAAGGGTGTTAGAGCATTTCTGGTTGTCACAACAGCGACAGGTGGTACTGCTCATAACTTGAGCATGTCTTATACAAACCAAGGAGGAACATCTGGTGAAACGTTGCCAGTAACAGTTGCCTGCACTGCTTCAGCTATTGTCGGGCACATTACTCATAGTGGAACGGCTGCAAATAACTATGGTCCATTTTTACCTCTTGCAAGTGGAGATTATGGAATACGAAGTGTTCAATCGGTTCAATTATCAGCGGCATCAGGCGCAGGAGTGGCTTGTCTTGTTCTTGCCAGACCTCTTTGTGCAATACCAATTGTCTCAGCATCCGTGTCTGCTGAAAGGGACTTTTTAAATCAACTACCGTCTCTGCCAAAAGTTTATGATGGAGCATTTATCGGATTATTGTTCTTTGCGGGTGCAGCTCTTGCTGCCAGCTCCAATATTTACGGCTATTTAGAAATGGCGTGGGGATAAAAATGATATTGTTAAATGATACATTGCCAGTCGAATATAGAGTTCCATCAAAAACAGAGGAAGCTTTTCCAGTCGTCTTCTCAATAGAAGGTGGAGAAACTTTTAGAATATTTAATGAGGAAAGCTTGGTGGAGCTAAAAGAAGCCATAGAAATTCTTCTGGTTAAGATTCAAAAGGTAAAGGAAGAAAATGCCGTTTCAATCATATGACCAGATAGTTAGCTCTCTTACTGGTGATAAAACATGGCAGACTTACTTCTCTAAGTATATTGCTGCCTCTCCAACTGTTTCTTTATGGTATGATTACAGTATGCTTGGTGGCGAGCCTGTAGCTAATACTTATGCAGGATCAAACTTAACTGCTATTCAAATGAATGATTCATCTGAAGGAGCTATGTATCATGGCGGTAATGTATCCCCATCAACGAAGCACATCGTGGACTGGATTCTTTCTGGGGCTACTGGCGTTGGTAATGTATTTTTACTTTGTGATTACCTGCTTTATTATAGATACATCAACTTGAATACAACTTCTCAGCAGAATTTAACCAATTCCGTTGGACTTCCGAGATATACTGACGGCAAAGGAGTAAGGGCATTCTTCGTAACAACGACTGCTGCTGGAGCGACAGCAGCACTGCTAACAATAAGTTATACCAACCAGGACGGTGTATCTGGGCGAACTCTACCAGTAAATGTCTCAATGGTTCCATCATCACCAGTTAACCATATTACGCATTCAGGTACTGGCGCTGGTCGGTATGGACCATTCTTGCCTCTGGCTGAAGGAGATACAGGAATTAGATCAGTAGAGTGGGTGAAGTTAAACAAGGCAATGGGAAGTGGTTACGCAGCTTTGGTTCTGGTTAAACCACTTATTGATATTACCATCCCACAGGCATATGTTCTCGGTGAAAGAGAGTGTATAAAAGAATTACCTTCTTTACCAAGAATTTATGATGGTGCGTATCTTGGAGTTTTAGTTTTTCATAATTCATTAAGTTATCAGACGATGGTAACAGGATTTCTTAATTTGGCTTGGGATTAATTATGTCATTGCTTAATCGTGGATATTATTATGCAAGTTATCCTGTAAAGTTTAGGGGTGGGCTTTATGGGGCTTACGATAGAGCGCAATACACTAAGCCTGAATTGATGCTTTCGAGATTTACCAATGGGTCTATGTCTGATTTATGTTCTATTCCTGTTGGGTATTGCGGAAGTAGTGCTATCCATCCTCCGTTAAAGGCAGGTGGATTAGGGACAACTTCTAAAGATACAAATGGTTCAGGTAGTGTTTCCAATGTCAACCTTGCTGGTGGAAAATATGGCGAAGCCACTATTCAGGCATCAGGAGGCATGACCAACGCTGCTTTAAACGCTTTGGCTCATCTTGTTGCCACTATTTTGGCTAATGGAGCCTTCACAAATGCCAGTCTCGGAGGAGCAGTCAATCTTGAAAGTTTAATCACTGCTCAAGGTCAGATTACTAGTGCCATAATGCAGGCCATACTCCCAGCAGCAGCTACGATTACGGCGGGCGGCAACATTACAAATGCTGTATTGAATGCTGTAGTTGGTATCTACTCTACTATAACTGCCGAAGGTATTATCTCGAATGCCGACCTCGCTGGAGGGAGGTATATTTCGGCCGATATACTGGATAATTTAGGACAGATTAGTGTTGCTGATTTAAGAGGTAAAGGATGGGTAGGGTCAGAGATTCAAATAGGTGGCGTTCAAGTATCAGTTAACGTTGACGAAATTGTTCAAGGAGTCTGGAGTAAAGTACTACCTGGTTCATTCACAGGCAGTCAGGCTGGATATCTTCTTCCTATACTGGTTGAACTAGCGAAAAACAAGAAATACCTATCTAAGGAAGGGAGTACTTGGTATTTATTCATCAGAAATGCGTCAGATACAGACAACATAATCAAGAAAGCATTGAAGGATAAGGATGGTAATAACATTACTGATATTGCAGCCGGAATTTTGGCTCAGGAGTTAGCATCGAGTGTTTAATTTATTGCCAGGTCAAGGGTTGGGTTTTCATGCCAACAAACTTCTCGCATGGGGATTAGGGTATTGGGAAGCCTTGGTTGTAGAAGTTTTTAAACGGAGCAAGAGCCGATTTGAAGAGCCAGCATTCACAATACAGATCAGGGAAGAAGATGAGGAGATTTTGATGATTCTTAAGGCATTTTTATTTATGAAGGAGATCTGATGGCTTCTTTAACTCATTGTTTCCAAAAGTTTAATATCCACCCTCTGGATCAAGAAAGGATCAGGGAAGCCGCCAAGGCATACCGAAACGAAGGCTTCCGGGCCCAAGAAGCCAATGAAAGCGCGGTGGGTGATTACTTAAAATCAATCGAGGAAGAGCAAAAGAGTATTCTTAGTCAGGTCCAAGATGAACTTTTTAGAAGAGGAATAATTGAGAAACCTTCCGTTAAACCCGTTAAGCGCATTCTTGCGGTTAAAGCTGGAGATCAACCCCCAATAACTGGCCTTGAAGAATACATGACCGTCAAGGGAGTATCCGTTGAAAGCATTCCCAAGGAACTTTTGGGTGGAGTGGAACCCAAAGATGTCAAGGTCGGCTATCTTGACACGGAAGGTAATTTTGAAGAGATCAAACAGGATTCAGCCGCAAGCGAACCTACACCCATGCAAGAAACGGACCCTTTACGCGAGTTTGTCGAAAGGAAGGGCATAGACTACGATGCATTGACGGATAGGCAAAAAGAAAGATGGAGAAGGGAATTTGAAAAACCAGAGGAAGGTGAAGTTAAGGAAACCCCAGGAAATAAAAGAACCTTTAATTTTGGTAAGCTTGGTCCCATAGATGTTGTTTTCCCGTCCGACCAGGATGCTGTTATTTATGGGAGAATTGTGAAATGGGAGAAGGCTATTAAGGCGGGTTGGAAACCACCAGGTTATACCGCCCAGCAATTAAAAGAATCAGAAGCTTATCGAGAGTACGTCAAGGCAGAAGCAAAAAGATCCCTACAAGCAGGGGAAAAAAGATATACTCCGCAAAGTTTTTCAGATTTTCAAAAGAATGTCCGACCAGAGGCCAGAGTAGGAGAACCTCCAAAAGAGCCTCTTTCCAGGGAAGCCGCCCAGGAGTTTACAAACCAGCGCCTGAAAGAACTTAAAAACGCACCCGAAACTGAGATCGTCGATAGCATCGAGGACATTCCCGAAAGAATCCGCAAGCAACTTGATGAGAATATGAGAAATAATGTATCGGGAGTTTATGACCCGATGACAAGGAAAATCTACCTTATTCGGGAAATGCTTGGAAGTGAACAGGACGTATTGAGGACAATCGAGCATGAAGCGGTAAGCCATTATGCGACAGAAGCCTTCCTCGGAAAAGATGCGGACCCGTTCTTTAACAGGATCTACTTGAAATATGGCCGGCAAGGATTGAAGGACATAGCAGACCAAAGAGGATTCGATCTTAATACACCAGAAGGAAGAATTAACGCAGCAAAAGAAAAGTTTGCCCAACTCACGGAATCCGGCGAACAGCCAGGGCTGATTAAGCAATTTTACGCATGGGTTAGGGAACAGCTTGCGAAGATTTTCCCTGACCTCAAGATTACGGATGCCGAGATCCAGGCCACCTATCTCCGGGCAAGAAACGCCCTTACAAGCGGGGAATTGAGAGCAAGAGAAGCCAAGATCGAAGCCCTTAGAAGACAGGTGAGAGGAATTCCTGGGGCGGGCGCATTGATGCCAGAAGGCCCATTTAAAGCGCCCGAATTTAGGATCGTAGAGAAGGCGAAAGAAGTCGGAAGAGCGGCCTATGAAGAGGAGGTTAAACCGAAAGCAAAAGGACTTTTGGGGGCATGGGAATGGATCCGCAAGGCCGTTTCACCGACAAGCGGAGTCGATGTCAAAGATATGGACATGATGATGAAGTTACTCGGTGAGCGGGAGATGGCCAATGCAAGGGTCGAATATATGACCGAAAAGGGCTTAAATGAATTAAACAAACTTTCTCCTCAAGAGCAAATTGACTTAATCGATAAGATCCAGACAGGATACAGGATCGATGAGCTCCCACCAAATGTCAGGGAGTACGCAAGACTTCACCGTGAAATTGAAGATTCACTTATTACAAAAGCGAATGCTATCCTTGCAAAGTCAGAGAAAGCCGCTGTCATTGCATATCTTGAAGGCCACGTCAGAAACTTCTGGAAAGTTGTTCCAAGAGGTCTTGAGGACGAAATCCAAAGGAAAGGTTTTGAGGGTTTATCTAAAAGACCACTTGAGGGCACACGGGCTCCGCTCCATCACCAATACTGGACGTTGAAGGAAGGAATGGCCAATGGTGGCGTTCCGTTCAGCACGAATCTCCTGGAGATCACCCGATTGAACTATGCTGACACCTACAAACTTATTACTGCACATGATATGTGGAATACGCTTGGAGAGATGGGACATCGAAAGTTTGTCCGATTTGGCGAAGCAATACCGGAAGGGTTTAGGCCGCTAAACGATCGTATAGCAAATAAATATTACCCACCGAAAGAGGCTGGAAGATGGGTGGTTGAGGAAAATGTCGGAAGAATACTGGAGAATTATTTGAGCCGGGACCTCGTTCGAGAGAATCCAGCGCTTAAGGGCATCATGGGCATTAAAAACATAACAACCGCCCTGGAGCTCGGGTTCTCTGCTTTTCACCTATCTTTCATCACCTGGGAGACGATTGCTTCACAGATTGGCCTTGGTATAAGGAAGATTTGGAACCAGGGATTGATAGCGCAGGGTCTGAAAGATATTATCGAGGCGCCCATCACACCTTACAAAACTTTCAAAATGGGTAAAGACATTGCCAGGTTTTTCAAAGATCCTGACGAATTCATAAAATCAACAGGTGGCGAAGCTTTTATGAAACAATTCCCCGAAGCCAAACAGATGATTGCGGATCTCTTTTGGGGTGGTGGGTCTGTTAGAATGAACGAATCTTACCGAATAAAGGCCATGAATGTTTTCAAGGAAAATTTAAACTCTAATAATTACATTGGGGCGGCATTAAGGTCTATCCCTGCACTAAGCGAATTCATGATGAAACCTCTGTTTGAAAACTATATTCCGGCCCTCAAAAGGGCTGTCTTCTTTAAGGAGTATTCTAATGAGCTTCTTGCCAGGCAAGCTGACCTGACTGCCGGCAAGATCACTCGACCTGAGCTTGCGAGGAATGTCTGGAGCTTTGTGGAGAATAGATTTGGGGAAATGAATTTTGACAACCTCTGGTGGAATCGGACATTTAAGTCAGCTCTTCAAATGGCGGTCCGCTCTGTTACTTGGAAATTGGGGAACATCCGAGCATACGGTAAGGCGATAACTGGTCAATCTGGAGAGCTTATAGCTGCATTAAGAGAAGGAAGGATGCCAAAACTAACCCAGGAGATGGCATGGGTATGGGGACTCGCTGCTGTAACTGCTGCTATGGCCAGCATTACTCAATATGCTTTTACAGGTAAAACGCCTGAAAATTGGAAGGATCTCGTTTACCCGCAAATCGACTCGGCAGGTGGCAGGATGTCCCTTCCGACGTACATGAGAGATCTCTTTCACTTAACTCACGCTCCTACAAAGTATGTCACTTCATCGATGGCTGGCTGGTTTGGAAGATTCACGGATGTCCTAAACAACAAGGACTTCTATGGTGTTGAGATTCACGATCCGAATGAAAACGTCCTTATGCAAAGGATTGATGACCTGATTCATATGGTCCCGCTTCCTTTCTCAATCCAGAGTTTTAAAAGGATGAGGGAAGAAGGAGAAACTCCCAGTCGTCAGATAATAGGTTTTGTTGGTGCGACGAAGGCTCCGTATTGGATAGAAAGGACTGAGGCAGAGCAAA